ATTCTATATTTTAAAATAACGTCTATAATTTGCTCGTCTCCTCGACTTAAAACATCTAGACTTTCAATTATAACTGTAGGGAAATATGTTCCTAATTGGTTTTGGATATCTTCTTTTAAAAAATCTAAAGTATCATCGGCTAATTGTTGGAATATAAATCTACGTAAATTACCCCCAAATTCAGGATTTAATGGTCTTTCACCTTGATTAGTTAAAAACCAATTTACTAAATTAGCTTTAACTGCTTCTTGTGTAGTAAAAGTAGTATTAAATACTGCTTCACCACTAAAAGGAATACTAACTCCAACCCCAGTAGAGGGTTTAAAGTCAATGGGTGCTATTTTACGAGCATTATATGCCATTACTTGCTATTCATCAATCCCATAATTTGATCTAAACCTACATTACCAGCAGGAAGAGAAGATCCTTCAGAAACTGTATCTCCTCCAGTTGGTCTAAATGTATTTACATCTGATGAGTTTAGATTCATGTTCCCATTTCTAGCCATCATTTTATTCATGATATCCATTCTAGCATTTCTTTGTTCTTGTAAGTTAGAAGGAGATGATTGAAAAGAAGGTTCTGGGGTAGAAATTACGGATTTAGGAGATTTGACTGCCTCAAGGAGAATATCTTTTAATTCTTCTTGAATAGCGGCTTTTACCTCTTCTCTAATAATTTTTCTAAGTTCGTTTAATTTCATGGTTATAAATATTAGTTTAATATGCTTTTAAATCGTCTCGGTCAATGATAAATTTAATTTCTTCTATTAACACGTTTGGATCTGAAGCGAATGAATACTCTGTGGTTAAAAGTACTATATTTGATTTATTTTTGGCAACTGCTCTACTTTGAGTAACTGTATCGGTATAAGGTTTAGTTTCAACATCCAATACAAATCCTTTATAAGTACCCCCATTTGGGGATCTTTGTGCTAAATCTTCATTCTCAGCTAAAGTATTAATTGTAGGTGAGGTATCAGTTAAATCTGCAGTAGGAGAACATAACTGGATTAAAAGATCTAGTGATTTAAGTAGAGTAGTAATTTTTAGAATAACAGATTGTACAGCTGATATAGCTGGGGATACTGAGGATGCTAAAGTAGTTAAGGGTGGTAAACGAGGTGTACCATCTTCTTTAAATGTAGTTTGATCTTTTATATCACCTAAATTATCAATAGCAGCGGGGACAGCACCTGGGAGTCCTGTTGGGATGATACTCATGGCAATTTGGGATGATACTTTAGTTGCTGCTAATCCATTAATTAATCCTTGTATTAAATTAGCTATACCAGCTCCAGAATTTACAGTAGCAGCTAATCTATCTAAATCAACTCCAGTATTATTTAAAAAACCTACTATATCGTTCCTTTGGCGAATTAAACTATCTAACTCAGGTTTAGTAGGACAATATTTTTGTTTTAAATCTTCAGGATTAGCCCCACCATCCATTTCTCCTTTAAGTTGTTCTATACCAAATTTAGCTATAAGAGCGGTTAAAGCAGGGGTGGCTTTTTTGGCTAATTTTTTTCCTTGTTCTAAAAATAAAGAAGGTAATTTTTGTTGGCCCTCTGGTTTTAGATTATTAGGGGTACCTTTATCGATAGCACTAGGGTCTACAGATGAAATTGAAGAGTTGACATTTAAGGCAGCTCGTTTTTTAGAATCTTGTATTCTAGTTTTTTCTATGTCTGATGGGGTTTGGGTCATTATACAGTGCTAGTGGTTTTAGATAATGAATTTTTTAATCTTTGCTTGTAAACAGGTATTTTTGGAATAATAACCGAAGCCTTAAGATGTGTGGGGGCTAAAGGTGCACCAGCCGGAACTCCTACTTGAGCAGAAAGTGCTGTTGTTAAAGATGATAAATCATCTAAAATATCTGTTAATAAAGACACCAATTCATCTCCTAATATAACAGGTTGAGATTCTTTAGTACCTCCTAAAAATACTTTATTAGATTGGAATACTGTATCTCCTGTAGTATCAGTATATATACCTTCAGTAGCATTTAAATTAATACTCTTTTGAGAAGATAACATTATATGGTCTTGGGTAGAGTTAAATAATATCCTTCCAGAATTTAATATTGCTTGTGGTCCCGTATAGTCTTTGGGTTCTGTAGGTTTATTATTACCATAAGAAGCATATTCGTTTTGGGAAGATACTTCAATTGGGATTTTTTGGGTTGAAGTAAAATACATAGAAGATAAATCTCTATTTATATTTTCTTCAGTTGTACTTTGAGCAGGACTTGATAGTTCAGGATTTTGCCCGTTTCTAAATATTAAGATTGGATCACCTGCTTGCCCCACAGTTGACCAAGTATTTAAATTAGGGTATGTAGAACCAAATCTAATACTTTGACCCCATCTACCTTCATAAATTATATCTCCTTCAAAAGGGTATAAGGGATATATGTTAGATTTTTCCTTAAAATAATTCCCAGGTCTAAATTCGTTAGTATCTTGTTCCCCAGATTTATTAGAAGAACCTGCTTCAACTTCAGCTATACTTTTATTTTGTGAATCTGGTTTTAGGTTTTGAAATGGGTTTGGAGTTGGGTTAACATGAACATTATTCCAAATATTTAAAGTACTTAAATAATAGTACTTAATATTACCCGTATTAGAGGAATAATCTCCTGCTGGGGCTGTAAGTAAGAATACTACCTCGTTAACTAATGGGTAAGTTTTAATATTAGCAAATAAAGGGGTAGCCTGGGTTTGGGTTTGGTTGGGACGAGTAGCTAAAGGAGTTAAAACCTCAGCAACTATTTCTCCGTTAGATAAAGATGTAGATTGGTTTATAGAGATAACCCTAGCAGGTAAAAACTGGGAGAATCCCTTAGAAACTAAATCCCGTAATTCCCCAGTAGAAATTTTTCCTAAATCACCAAACCACCCCATTTTTTACTTTTTATTTTGTAATTTTTCCATTTCCTCAAGCAATTGGGCTTTTTCCTCATCCGAAATACCTAAACCACCATCTTCGGCATTAGTAGATATGGCTCTTTGTACTAAAGTAGCCATTTTAATTAAGGCATCATCATTTTTAACACCAATTTCCATATATTCTTTGATTAAAGGCACGATTAATGTCGCATCTCCAATATCGGAAACCATGGGTTTTAATTCGGATATAAGCGCAGTCACTTGTGCTTCACGGCGTTTTTGGTTATCGTAGATTTCCTCGAGTAAATCCGCGAATTTCTTTTTACCAAATACAACTTTTTCAAATTGAGTGCTCATATTTATATAATTTGTTGATTATAAATATAAACTATTCAAACTCTACATATCCATTATCTAAATAGAATATATAATTACCTTTAAATATATCGTATAAACGATTAGCTATTTTAGTGATTTTAGGGGTTTTAACATCAACCATTTCCCTAATGTAGATATAAAGTGCTTTTTTATTAAAAATATCTATATCCTCACGTTTACGAAATAATTCTAAAATAGCATCTGCTACCTCAGCATCATGTTGTTTGGGGAATAATTCAAATATATTTTCACTAACATATTCTACAAATTGATCTATATATTGGGTTAAGGGGCTATCTGTAGGATGGTCGTTTATACTATAAGAGTATTCTTCATTTTGATGTAACTCCTCTACTGGAGCTTTTTCTATTCGTTTCTTATAGTTTTTCTGATTTGATAAGATCAAGTATCGTTTTGCTATAGTTCCAAAATAGGAATATGCTTTTGCTCCCTTTTCGGGATTGAATAGATGTATCTTAGATAAGAGAAAACAAATTACCTCATGTTGTAGATGTTCAATTTCATCTACTTCTGTATAGTAGAATTTAAAGGTATGGATTATGTTCTCTGTTAACTTAAAAAACGGATAGTGAATCCGTTGTTGGTAGAGCTTGCTTTTTTGGTCCGGATCAGAAATGCTATTGTATAACACAATAGCATCTTCAGTATCCTGAGTAAAGTAATTTTTACTCTTGGCTTTTCTTTTTCTTGGCATAAGACATATTAAACCTTTTTTAGTTTAAATTCGTTTAAGATATCTTGTAACCCTTTGATTTGTTGAAAGAAAAAACCTACTTCATCATCTGACTTGAATGTTCCTTTAGCATCAATTTGCTGAAGTTTTTTGTCCGAAACCTCTATTACTCGCGAGATTTTATCTAGGTAATCTAGATAACCTGCGAGGATATCTTCCTGTTTTTCAAATTTGCGGAGAAGGTTAAAGGTTGTATACCCTAGGGCAACAACCAAAACCGATAGAATAACAATAGCAGTAATCATAAATTATCTAACAAATTCTTTAAACCTTCACTTTTCATTGAACCTAAAGCCTTTTGTTGCTTACTAGCATTTTTGGGCTTTTCGTTTAATGTAAAATTCTTTTCTTGGGGTGGCACGGGATTTTTCAATTTAGGTAACCACTCACGCTCAAACTCAATACGTGCCGCCATCAAATCTGCCTGGTGTAGGATAAATGGAAGACAAGTACGTGGCTTTTGTTCGGGCATGTACGTAAATAGGTACTTTTTATTAGCCTCATCATACAAACCATCATGGGTTTGAATAGCCAACATTTCATTAAATGTATATTGAACACCATGAGATTGGAGAATAAACAATCCTCTATCAGGAACTGAGGCAAATGGAACCTGGGTGTTGAATTTGTAATCTTCACCTAGCTTTTCTCTTCTCCATTTATCATCCTGGGGGATATAGGATTCGTGTTGATCATCTCCCATTTTACCCAAATCATGGTTGATAGCAGAGAATACAAGTTCCTCCATAGTGAAGTCTTCCATATTAGCACCTTCACTTTTCCATAATTCGTATTGTTTACGAGCACAACGGACAACACGATTAACGTGTTCAACATACCCACCTGGAAAAGCATTGTGGTATTCCTTTTTGTGAGAAGCGGGCATTAGAATTAGACGATCTTTGTACTTGTTATATAGATCCAACATTGCTTGCTTTCTATTACCTTTAATATAGGTTTCAATATTAGCAATAAGCTCGTCCCAATTAAATTGTATTTCTTCAGCTGTTAATTTCATCTTATCTTCCGTAAACAGTTCCCATTCGTTCAACCATACTATTAAGATCATTAAGCTCCTCAGTAATATCATCTAAAGTATTATGGATATCTTGAATGCTAGTACCTTGACGGGTAGTCATAACTCTAAGAGTTTTTACTTTGCCGTCAATGCGACCTAGTTTTTGTTGGAATAATTCTTTGTTCTTCATGTTATTTAATTTAAAATGGGTTTCCCGAGTGATGGGGTGGAACATCTCGCTCCTTTCTCTCTCCCTCTCTCTTTCTTTCCCTGTACCCTAAAAATAAAATAGAAAAATTGGGGAATCAAGCTTGAGTTAAGAGATCTTTAACTTTCTTTATATGGGCGCATTTTTCATACTCTTCTTTCTCCTCCCAAAAAGATATTGCTAAATCACAAGCTGTGATAGAGTATTCATCTGAAAACACATTTGCTGCATCTTTGGCCTGAGGTAAGGAAGGATCGAAATCTTTTAGATGAGCCCATGCTCTAGTGTGAGTAACAAATTCACCGGCATCACCATCAAATTCTATATTTTTAGCTAGATTTGGAATTATTTCTAGGAACTTGTCCATTTTATCTTCTATGGTTTTTTGGTTCCAAATGATTTTTTTAAACATTCCTAATTTAAATACTTGGGTATCTTGAAATCGCATAAGTGCAGCCTTCTCTTGGGAAGCCGCACTATCTTCAAAGACACCAAATATTTTTTCAGGATCTATCATACCATAATCTAACGGGTATAAATATATATAATTTCAATATCACCGATGGTGGTGGTTGTATAATAGTCTTGCATTATATCGCAGATTTTGCGCGGAATTTGCGCGGTTAAATTAATATTGACGCGATTGGTTACGCTTAATATCGAGGTCCTTATAAATTTTATTTTTTAGGGATTGAACCGATTTGACTCCCTCCTGAGAGACTCTCCTGATACCATTATCAAGTTTATAGTAGGTATCTCCTATCTTCTTTCTAATACTCTTAAATGATGTCTCAGTAGAAAGTTTAGTAGTTTCAATTTCTTCTTCAAGTTTCTTGATTGTAACGTAATTTATAAAGATAAAAGTTGAGGCTAGTGCCATAAACGCTATAAAAACTACCAATCCTATAATAAATACAATTTCCATAATTTTTGTTTTTTTGGTTGGAATATAAAAAGCCTGGAGGTATACTCCAAGCTTAAATATTAGGAAAATTTAGTGGGCCTTATAGGGCTCGAACCTATGACCTACTGATTATGAGTCAGGTGCTCTAACCAACTGAGCTAAAGGCCCTCTATTATAGGGGATTTTGAAGCAAGAACAAAATCTTGCTGATCATGTTTGAAAATAAAGCCAATCCTACCCCCATCACAAATGAGGTAGTACTTTGAATTTCGGATTGTAAACCAAAAGTCCAAGTGATTGCTATAACACCTGTTCCCACTAGCATGATCATAATCATACCCATAGTAGTGTGTGGGTGAACTTTAGGGATAACCTTCAATACTGCTTTATTGAAAAATACCATTGGTATCACTGAGGAAAGTCCTATTAGAAAATCCATATTATTTGTTTATTTTAGTACACCCGAAAGGATTCGAACCTTTGACCGTCTGCTTAGAAGGCAGATGCTCTATCCTGCTGAGCTACGAGTGTAAAATAATTGAGGGGCTTCACCACTTTAGCGCGCTTCCAGCATCATGGTCCCAACCTAAGTAGCCCGTCGACTGTGTTCTTAGGATATTACGTTTGTCTCCCCTACTTTGTACTCGGAGCCGGGCTCGAACCGGCACGGCCGCAATGGCCAAGGGATTTTAAGTCCCTCGTGTCTACCTATTTCACCACCCGAGCATTCATTTAATCTAGTTGATCAATTTCTGTTTCCAATTCACGAATTATCTTTTGCAACTCGAGTGTTTCCTCTAGAACATCTCTCCTCTCAGGATTATCAGGATGGAACTCCCAAAGAGAATGAATACGTTCATACATAAAATTCAACTCGTTTATCAAATCTGCTTTTTTATCCTTATCCATTATCTGAGGAATTAGCTTTGTTGATTTGGTTTACAACATAGAGGTAATTTAGTACTCCTACGGCAAAACCTAATGGGAATTGGAGGAAAACACTAAGATTACTAAGCAAATTAACACTACAAAATGCGATCAGAAGAACCAAATTGATTCTCATTGCGGCTTTTGCTTGTGGGGTGAACTTTAACATAACTTTGTTTTTTTATTATTACGTGGTAAATATACGAACTCTCTTTTAAATATCCCAATTTGCTGCAGCAACTTGCAAAGAAAGCAACGGGGAAGAATTTGGGTGATCTTTCATGATCAAAAGTGCATCTGCTATAACCTCAGCATTCAATCCTGAATCCTCGATTCGTTGGACTAGAGCACAAAATTCGGGAGTAAGTGTGGTTTCTTTTTTCATTAGTTCAAATGAATTTTATTAGCGTTTTTGAGAAATTCGTCGTATTCTGCGAGGAAATCTTCAAGCATATCATTCAATGCTGCATTGTATCCACGCATGTATACGCGCTCATCTTCCGTGTATTCCCGCGATTCCATCAGCATTTCTATGCGATTGTCATCGAGTGTTTCTTGGAGTAGTTTTTTAAATGCTTCCATAACCTTTATTTTTTACTAATTAGACATTTGTTGCAAACAAGAAACTTTCTGCACCCACACGGGTAGGGTAAGGAAGACCCTCAGTTAGAGGATTACCAAGATCATCAAGATTATACTTTGGATCTGTTGGATTATTATAATAATGAATCAACTCCAAAGCTTCTTCTTTTGTTACATTTACATAATTTTCACACTCATAATCATCATCCCAAATACTTACTCCAAGACAACCTTCAGGGGTAGATTCAATCTTGTTTCTAACTTCTTCATCAGACATAGGAAAATTCTGATGACCAATAATCACTTCTTTTTTGGTAAACATGCTTTTGGGTTTTTAATTTACAATGTAAATATACGACTAAAGATACCGTTCTCCAAATTTTTCAATGATTTTCTTTGCTTCTTTTAAAGAAATCTGAAAAAATTCTCTATTGTTATTTACACGGTAAGATTTTAGTTTACGGTGTACTTGTTGTTCTAGGTCAAAACCATTAAAACAGTGAAACGCAAACTCAACTTTATAAGGTAAAGCAACTCCCGTTGAAGAAGATATTTGTTGAGCTCTTTCTTCGGGGTGATTTCTAGTATACCCTATTTTTAGCATATTAGGGAGGGTGGGATTAGACAAAACATAAACCCATGAATCGTATTCTTTATTTCTATTAGCGTAAATATTTATTTTTCTTGGAGTATAATAAGTAACAATCTCCCACCCATCCTCCTCGGGTGTCAAAGTAAAAAACGATGCATTCTCAATCCCATCAGAAGAAAAATCATCTTGACAAGAAACATATTGTTTTGCTTCCTCTAGGGTAATTCTAGTTAATCCCATAGTTATTCAAATATTACTGAAATTTGTTGTTCTCTAACTTCTCTAAAGCCAACATCATTGTTAAAGAGTACTTTTATAAAAATAGTAGCAGTATCTCCTACCATCTCATCATCCAAAAATATTTGTTTTCTAGGTTGGTAAGTGTGTTTGCTATAGGTTCCTAGCAAAGTAGGAGCATACGGGCAATCCCAACAAAAAAACTTAGGAATTTGATATCCTACAATATTAAGTGGTGGGTGGATATTGGCGATATCTTCCAAAGTATACGTGAGATTACCAACAGTAATCGGTTGGGTATAGGATTGATCGCTAAACCAACTTAACACCGAATACATTGGTGAAGTCCATTGTAAAGTATCAAATACAACCCAATAATCGCTATCAAATTGTGTTTCAATGAGAGGGACTTTATTTATTACGTATTGAGGATCAAGTTCATCTAGTTGACCTTGAATTGTAAAATAAGTTAAACCACTATACTTTACTCTCCAATAACCATCAGTAGAATCAAAATATGAACCCGGTGATACTAGTGTATCAATAAAAAATTGGACATCACAAGAACCATCTAAACATGGGTAAGGTTGAATTGGTTGTGATTTTTCACAAGCAAACAAACTAATAATCCCAAATATTGCAAATACTTTTTTCATAACTTTTATTTTTGTAACCGAAGAACCTAATCTTCTAACCCTTTACATATCCATAAATACGTATATACACCCCACAAGGGGGTACGCTCCCCTTAGGAAGCGTACTCAAGTGCCAATTTGTAAAGATCTTGGTTGATCTTGGTGTCTTGCTTGAAGTTTTTGATCTTACGTGCTTTACGTGGCTTACCTGTTACACCGAATGTCTCGAACATACCGTGAATCAGTTTTTCCTGAATGACGTTATATACGCTCCACATATCATTGCCTTGATCTTCCCTGCGGGTAGGTTCTAGCAATTCCTGAATATTATCGATATCGTAGGAAGAAATGTGTTCTTTGGGAAGCCTTGTACGTAGTGCTTCTTTAGCAAACTCGATTTTTTCTTTCTCGCTCAATTGCTTGGCTTTGAGCTTATTCATACACTCGATAGTAAGCGGGAGTTTTTCAACCATTTCGGAAATTACGGTTTTCAACTCATTCAAATCATATCCCATGTGACGGATCTTCATATTAGCAAATTCGGCATCTGCTACTACCAATCCATTAGAACATACTAGGCGGTAAAGACCTGCTTGGAAACGGAATGCGTTCTTTCCATCGTGTGAATTCGTCATCAACACCCTGGGCATCACGGTATCACCATCCTTTCCTTCGATTTGCAACTCATTATTCCCGAAAACAATCATGTGTTGTTGGAAACCTTGATTTTTACGAGCTGCAACTTGTTTTGCATCTACTACTCCCCAACCCATAGAAGCCATATCATTAATTACGGTTTCGGTTGGAATATGCACGTAGTGCTTTGAAGTTGTTGTTGAATCTGCTTTTTGTGTAAAAACAGAAGGGGCAAGTTTACGAATTTGATCTTTTGTCAAAAATTCGTTTTGGTTGTCATTTGAGTACATCATAACTCTAATTGTTGTTTAATTAACGTTCTTATTTACGGTGTAAATATACGAAACATTTCCTGGGGAACCAAATTTACTGCGCAGGAAATTCACCTCTCTTTGGTTTTAAAGGTTTCGTTGTAGTATTGCTCACCTAAGATGAAATGTTTTCTACCTACAACCATATCAATACCATCTCTATTTGCTTTAATAATCACCTCTTTCTCTTTCTCAAGCATATTGCTCAAAATAGATTCAATGACTCCTATTGGATTGATAACTGCATCAATTTGTCTTAACGATTGTACTTTTTCAATCGCTTCTTGTATTGGTGTTTTCATCTCTCTTTGGTGTTAAAAGTAACCGCCTTCTTGAAGTCTAACCCAAGCCTCGCAATCAGCTAAACTACCCTTGAACTCTTGCTTTTCTTCTTCAATGTTCCAAACCTCATAAACATGGTCAATGTAAAATCCCACTCTGTATTTCATCTCTCTTTGGTGTTAATTATTACCCCATGAATATACGAAGGGGAGATGAGGAAGCCAAATGAGATGTGAATTAAGACAACTTGGAGTAACCCAGCAATATTGTATATACTTTTTTCGATAGCGAAAGATCCGTCGAAAAAAAGATTTTACATATCGTGGAAAAATGGGCAAAATCCCTATATGGGAAATGCGGGGCAAATTCTTTAACTAAAAAACATCACATATGGTGAAATGATGAGGGGTAGGATATAAGTATATACTTGATCGATGGGGAGGTATCGTTTACGATCTAAAAATACATCTAAGTCCTTTTTTCCACATATACACGCCCGTATGGATATCTGCGCGCGTGGGATATACATTATATATGCGTACGTACGGCGGCCGCCCACCCATATACGTGCGTACGGTGCTATATAGTACGATGGCCCGATGCTATACTAGCACCAGACCACCATGGGGTGTAAATGAATACTTTTAAATTATACTACTTGGAATGCACTTTCAATCACACGACGATAACCATTGTACTGAAAATTGCTATTATCTATAATCACCCCATCCTTAATTGCTAAGGCATGTTTGTTGACGGAAACAATATAGCTACCACGATTGAACTTGCGGGCAAATTCTTTAACAGTGAATGCAACCGGCTTGTGACGGTATTTTGGATTGGCAAGTGTACCACCTTGTTTAGGTGAATCACCTACGTGCTTGATCGTTTTAACATTATTGTCAGCAAACATATCCAATTGACCTGCTTGCTCAAACTCGATTTGCTTGGTTTGTTTCATGATGAAATTGAACATGAAAGTACCCTTACCATCTTGACGATCAAAAGCATCCTTGACCCAAGCATGAGCTTGTTCGTAGTTGACATTACAGGCATTGGCAATAGCTCTCACTGCACAATCGTTCTTTTCACGCTTGGCAGTTTCAGACTTACTGCTCACCTCATACCCGTTTCTAAAATTCTTCAGCATAACCTTTATTTTTTTATCATTTACAGGGTAAATATACGAACCCTATCTTGGGGAGCCAAATTACCCTACCATTACTTCTTGGAGATTATCACAGATCCAAACCTTATCTTTACCATATTCTTTGATAAGGTATTGTTCGATTTCGTTTGCTCTAGTGATATCATTAGTGTTAATCACATTTCTAACAACATCCCACTTGACTAATTTAACTGTGTAGCGCATAACCTTTATTTACAGGGTAAATATACGAACCCTATCTTGGGTAGCCAAATTTATTTATTTAACCTTTGTAATGCTTCAGCATCTTTTCAAGATCTTTTAATTTCTTAATTATATCTACATTATCATTAAAACCTGCTTTTTTTAGATTGTAGATATTTTGTTTAATATCTTCCTCTAATTTATCTAATACCCACAGCATAACCTTTATTTTTTTATCATTTACAGGGTAAATATACGAAATGGATCTCGGGTAACCAAATATCTTGCTAGAAGTTTTTTAAAAGCTGCCTGGTGGGGGGTATTTGGTTCGTGCACATCCCCAGATACCCCTCGCTTAATGTTAAACCAGGACCTGCTCTAGAACTTATCTACTATCTTGTCTCGTTTATCTAGATCCTCAACAGTTTGAGTAATCATTTTACTCATATCCTGAACCGCCTGAAAGTAACCTAGATATTGTTCATCGGGTAAATATCTAACTTCAGGCAATTGTTTACTCAATTGCTTCAATAACTCAGATGCTAATTCAGCTCTACTTCCACCACGAGATACCTCTACTATTTTATTCAATGTATCATCCATATTAAATTGCTCTACCTTCTAGTGATCCATAATTAATTGACCTGTTGTTGAGTTGGTAAAACACCTTCTCATCAACCATACCATTTCTGTTCTTGGTGAAGTTGATATACGTTGCACCACCCTCACTCTCTGGTTCACGACGCATCTCACCCATTGCATCTACTAGGTGCTTAAGCTTGTTTGAACCTGCAAACACACCTGCTTTGGTAACTTGCTGAATCAACAGGAACGAGGTGAACATTGTGGTTTTATTTTCACCCTTGTTGTTTCTGATACACACATCAACCAACCACGCTTCAGCAGTTTTACGATCCCAGTTGTTGTCATCACGAACACCCTCTATGATTTCAGCAGCTGAATCAATCAACACCAAATCATAACCGCGATCAAGCACTTGCTCAATAACATCCTTGGTATTGTAATCAAGGTAATCCTGCATGAACAACGTCTCTAACTCACCAAACTGCTTGAAACGCTCGGTGTACTTGAACATCTGCTTTTTACCCATCTCACCTGAGATAAACAGCGTTTTAGCACCTTGTTGTTGCGCTTTAGCAAGCACATCTAGCAACACTGTTGTCTTACCAACACCTGGATCACCAATCATCATGATGTTTGTTGCAGCGGGAATACCACCCTCATGTGAAAACAAACCATCAAGTGACAATCCTGTCTTCATGACCTTCATCATGCGTGGATCAATATCCAAATTGTCAAGCTTGACTACCTTACTGAAATCAATCAGTGAAGGAACTGGTGCAACATTTTGGACTTTACGTGGACGACCTCTCTTTTTCATAACCTTTATTTTGTTATTATTACTCATTTACCCTGTAAATATACGAAATGGATTTCGGGTAACCAAATCTCTTGCTGGGAGTTTTTAGAAAAAGTAGGCGATAGTATTTCCATTATTGTGGAAACGCCCATCCCCCTTGTAATTCAGACCCCCATCTTCATCTTCATACCACTCATCATCGAATGCCTCTCGAATGACAGTACATAAAATTTTCCCAGCCTTATACTCAGCATTAAACTCAGACTCTAGTTCCTCCTCACTTGAAGCCTCTGCTATAAAGTACGTCCCAGATGGGTACGTTCCCTCTGTACATAGATATTTGTTCATCCTTACTTTTCTCATTTACCCTGTAAATGTACGACCCCCATCCCGGGACCCCAAATTTTTTGCTGGAAATTTTATGAAAAATGCGTGTTCATATATACTTTATGGTAGGAGAGGAAGGGTTGGATGAGCAATGAAAAGGGGTTAACCCCCCTCCTCCTCCATCCCACATACCACACCCACGTTTTTTCACATACCATACCAATTTCTCTCGTAGCTACTTATATTTCTATATTTGTATATCACACGTTGCTATGACATGTCACACTTTATCAACCATCAACCACATTGTATTGGGCATTAAACAGCGAACATAAACGGATTTACAACGGACCAATTTGTTGGCATGGCATTGGTTATTTCCCAGGTCACGTTTGTATTTCCACATATTTTAGCTACGGGCGTCTCCATGAGTTTATCTAAAGGTATATACGTATAAAGAGGTGGGGTGCCATCTATAACAAGATTTAAAAATATATCCGTATTAACTTCGCTCATTACATCTATAGAGCTTTATTTATCTTTGTTTTGGTTTATATGAAACAACTCTTTTATTTCTCACATCTATTGTTGAAACCCCAATAGAACTATTATAGTCATAATAGAAAGTACTACCTTCTCTATA